ATTTGGCAGATATGATACTAGATGCAGAAGCAGAAGATGGCAATATTAAGTATGGTGTATTAGATAGTTCGTTATGGCATAAACGTGGTGATACAGGACCTTCACTAGCTGAACAAATGATTATGAAGGGATGTCGCTTTAGACCATCAGATAGAAGTAGAGGAAGTAGAGTTTCAGGTAAGAATGAAATACATAGAAGATTACAAGTTGACGAGTTTACTGAAGAGCCAAGAATGGTATTTTTTAACACTTGCACAGAAACAATCTCACAGTTACCTGCTATACCTTTAGATAAAAAGAATCCTGAAGATGTGGATACTAAAGCAGAAGACCACTTGTATGATGCTTTAAGATATGGTATAATGTCAAGACCTAGATTTAGTATATTTGACTATGAGCCTATGGGTAGACCAAAAAGTAGTATGCCTGTAGCTGATGCAACGTTTGGATATTAATATGGCAGAAGAAGAAATAATGTTAGAAGATGAAGCGATAGCTTTAGAAGATTCTGACAAAACAGATGAGACAGATTATCCAGTCAGTAACATGGTAGATTATGTTATGGCTAAGTTTAAAAAGTCTGAAGATTATAGATATGAAGATGAACTTAGATGGGTAAGAGCTTATAGAAATTATAGAGGTTTATATGGACCTGATGTTCAGTTTACTGAAGCTGAAAAGTCTAGAGTATTTATTAAAATTACAAAAACTAAAACTTTGGCTGCGTATGGGCAAATAGTAGACGTTTTATTTGCTGGGAATAAATTTCCTATAAGTATAGAGCCAACGGAATTACCTGAAGGAGTATTGAAAGATGTTAGTTTCGACCCTAAAGAACCTGAAGAAATACGTGACAAATTGGATGACCTCTCATCTCCTTATGGTTTCATGGGAGATGGGAAAGAATTACCTAAAGGTGCAACTGCAAAAACTTTACAGGAAGGTCTTGGTCCTATACAAGAAGACTTGGAAGGCATTGAAAACCTTAAAGGCGAAGCAGGGAAAACGCCAACAGCCATAACATTTAGTCCTGCTATGATTGCAGCTAAATCTATGGAAAAACAAATCATAGACCAATTACAAGAATCAAATGCTAATAAACATTTAAGAAGCACTGCTTTTGAAATGTCATTGTTTGGCACAGGGGTTATGAAAGGACCTTTTGCAGTTGATAAAGAATATCCTAATTGGAATGATGAGGGTGTTTATAGTCCTGTATTTAAAACTATTCCACAAGTAACTAATGTTTCTGTTTGGAATTTTTATCCTGACCCTGACTCTACAAATATAGACCAAGCACAATTTGTTATTGAACGACACAAGATGTCAAGAACAGAGTTACGTTCTCTAAAAAGAAGACCTTTCTTTCGTGAAAAAGTTATTGAAGAAGTTATAGGTGATGGCGAGAATTATGTTAAGAAATATTGGGAAGATGATTTAACAGATTATAATCAAGAAAATTATGTAGAGAGATTTGAGGTTCTAGAGTATTGGGGTATGATAGATACTGATATGCTCTTAGACCAAGATATTGATATACCTAAAGACTTACAAAACTTTGAAGAACTACAAGCTAATATATGGGTTTGTAATGGAAGATTACTAAGAGTTGTATTAAATCCTTTTAAACCTGCTAAGATACCTTACTCTGCTGCACCATATGAATTAAACCCATATTCATTCTTTGGTGTAGGTTTAGCAGAGAACATGGATGATACGCAAACTCTTATGAATGGTTTTATGAGAATGGCTGTAGATAATGCTGTATTATCAGGTAATTTGCTTATAGAGGTAGATGAAACAAATCTAGTTCCGGGTCAAGACTTATCTGTATATCCGGGTAAAATATTTAGAAGACAGGGTGGAGCACCGGGTCAGGCTATATTTGGTACAAAGTTTCCAAATGTATCTAACGAAAACATGCAACTGTTTGATAAGGCAAGACAGTTAGCTGATGAAAGCACAGGATTACCATCTTTTGCTCATGGTCAGACAGGTGTATCAGGGGTGGGAAGAACTGCATCAGGTATATCTATGTTAATGAATGCTGCATCAGGTAGTATTAAAACTGTTATTAAAAATGTAGATGATTACTTATTAAAACCATTAGGTGAAGGATTATTTAGATTTAATATGCAATTTAATTTTGACCCTGATATAAAAGGTGACTTAGAAGTAAGGGCAAGAGGAACAGAAAGTCTAATGGCTAACGAAGTCAGGTCACAAAGACTGATGGGATTCTTACAAGTAGCATCTAATCCTTCATTAGCACCTTTTGCTAAGTTTGATTATATTATTAGAGAGATAGCAAAGGCTATGGATTTAGACCCTGAAAAAGTAACGAATGATATGAGAGAAGCTGCAATACAAGCAGAGCTATTAAAAGAGTTTAGAGGACAGCAACCTCAACCCCAACAACAACCTCAAGCACCTGCAGGAGCAAATCCTGCTGACCCAACAGGAGCAGGTGGTGGAACTATAGGAACAGGACAAGTTCCTTTACCACAAGAGCAAGGATTTACAGGAGATAATAAAGGTGGACAAACAGATACTGGGCAACCTCAAGCCGATGGTCAGCCATCAGCACCACTTCAATAAGTATTTAGACGAACTTATTAGCAAACAACATAAACTATTAGAACAGGCTAGTGATATAATAACTGTTCATAGAGCACAAGGTAGTATACACACTTTGCAAAAACTTAAATTACTAAGGGAAGAAGTTAATGGAAAAGACAAAACTTAAATCTAAGGCAGGTAAATCTGTGTATAAAACAGATGAAGGTGAGCTAGTTTCTGAAAAAACTATTGGTGTTGAGATGGATGGTAAAGAGTATACAATACCCACTGTGTATAAAGGTAAAATATTAGAAGATAAAGAAGCCATAGATTTATTTAGAAAAGGAAAAATAAAACCAGTAGCAGTATCTGATTCACCAGAAGAGGGAGATAAAAAAGCAGAACAAAGAAGTAAGGGTTTATTAGATATGAATATAGGGGGTGCTCCTAGAAAGAGCTTAGAAGCACAACAGTTAGAAATGTTTGGTGATATTGGCATGGCAAAGTCTACTGCTAAGAAAGACCCTGTATCAGGAAATGAAATACCTAAAGCATCCACTGCAGAAGAAGTGAGAGATGATATACCTGCTAGATTAAGTGAAGGTGAGTTTGTATTACCTGCAGATGTTGTAAGATATCATGGCTTAGAAAAGCTGATGAATCTACGACAACAGGCGAAACAAGGCATTAACACTATGGACAAGATGGGTCAGCTAGGTAATTCAGAAGAAGCTACTATGCCTGATGACTTACCCTTTGATGTAAACGATATAGAAATGTCAGAGGGTGGACTTATGAATATCGCAGGTCAATCTATGCCATCTCCACGAATTGCAGGAGAACAAATTGAAATGCAGACAGGTGGATTGGCAGGTACAGGAACATATCAAGTTCCTACTAACATAGCCTCAACACCATCTTACTTTCAAAACTACGCACAGACAACAGCACCTTTCAGACCTTTTGTTCCACAGAATCAAACAGCTATACCTCCTGTCGCACCTGTAACACCCCCTAAAACAACAGGTCCTTCGTTTCAAACTCTTATACCAAGTCAAGGTCAAAGACCTGTTACAAAGGAATATAGAAATGCAGCAGGACAAAAGTTATTTATACCTTTCATAAATGATAAACCTATATATCCTATACCTGAAGGTTATACAGAATATGTAGAAGAAAAAGCTGAAGTAGAAAAACCTGTGGTAGAAAGTGCTACTGTAAGAGAGCCTGTAGATGAAGGTGGAGACTCTGATATTTTATCAGGCACTAGTCAGGTTAGAGGCACTGATAATTCTTTAATAGATACAAGGTTCGGTGGTCAATCTACCGAAAAAATAAAAGATAGTTTTGGTAAAATGTCAGAATCACAAAGAGGACTAGCTGTAATAGATGCTATAGATTCAGCTAAAGGTTCTAGTACCTTTGCTAGAAATTTAGCTTCAGGTATGCTAGGAGTAGCAGGAGGTCCACTTGGAATGGTTGCAGGTGCTTATGATGCAGGTAGCAGACTCATGGGTGGTCAAGGTTTAGGTCTAGGAAAGCCACAAACAGATGCATTTAACAATATAATAAGTGCGTTTGAACAGCAGTACGAAGGAATGTCAGGTGAAGAAAGAGACCAAGACCAATATTCAGATTTAAATTCTTTATCTCAAGCAGTATATGGTAGAAACTATGAAGATGCCACAACATATTTAGGAGTAGAGCCTACATTTAGAAAAGGTTTTAAACCGGGAGAGATAGACCCAAAAACAGGTGCAACATATAATATATATGGTCAATCTGAAAATGATGATGGCAGTGTTTCGTACAGTAGCTTTTCTGCTGCAGGTAGAGGTTTCTCTGCTATGGCATCTTCAGGTTTTATGGGTGGTGTAGCAGATGCACAGAGAGTAGCTACTAAGGAATCTGCTAGTCCAAAGGATAGGGCAAGAGCACAGGCTTATTTAGATGCCATAGGTATAGAAAAGATAGACACAGATATAGTAAAAGATAATCCATTTGGAATAAAGAGAAGTAGACCTGTGCTAACTGAAGATGCTAAAAAAGTAAAAACATCAGGTCTAATTGCAGACAAAAAGGCTAGAGAAGAAGAAGCAGAAAGACAAAAAGCAGTAGCAGAAAAAGCTAGACAAGCTGCGATAGCAGAGGCACAACGTAAAGCAGGTGAAGCTAGAAAAGCTGCTGAAGAAAAAGCTAAACGAGAAGCTGAAGCTAAAAGAAGACAAGAGGAACAAGACAGAGCCGAAAGACAAGGAAGAGTAACAGGTAGAGAAGCAGGAAGGTCTATGGGCGATGGAGGTGGCGATAGTGACGGAGGCAGTTCAGGTCGTGATTCAGGCATGGGTGGTATGGGTGACGTAGGTTACTCTACTGCTGTCGGTGGCTTCATAAAAAAGCCTAAACCAAAAGTTAAGAAGATGAAGCGAGGTGGGTTAGCTTCACGTTAATAACCCACAGTAGATGGCTACTTATCCCCCAACAATAATTGGCTACGATAACCCCAAGGAGTAAAAAATGGCTGAACAAGCTCAAGAGATGGTGGTAGATGCTACACCAAAGAAAAAAGCATTTATGGATAAACGTTCTACTCACGAAGACAGAATTAAAAAAGATGAGGAAGAACTAAAGCAGTTGATGGAAGAAGCAAAAGGTGAAACCGAATCTGTTGAAGAAAAGAAAACAGAGAATGAGGAAGAACCGAAGAATGCTGAAGAAAGAACTTTCAAAAAGCGTTATGGAGACTTACGAAGACACTCCCAAGAAAAAGAGAAAGAGTTCCAACAACAACTTGATGCCTTAAAAGGTCAACTAGAAAAGGCAACAAAGAAAGAGATTAAGCTACCTAAATCAGAAGAAGAGTTAGAGGTTTGGGCAAAAGACTATCCTGATGTTGCTCAGATAATAGAAACTATAGCTATTAAAAAAGCTAGAGAACAGTCTTCTCAACTAGAAGAAAGAATTAAAAAGATTGATGAGATGTCTGCAGAGGCACAGAAAGACAAAGCCGAAGCAGAACTAATGAACATACATCCTGATTTTGCAGATATAAGGAACAGTGATGAGTTCCACGAATGGGCAGACGAACAACCTAAGTGGGTACAAGATGCCTTATATGAAAATGATAATGATGCAAAGTCAGCAGCTAGAGCAATAGACTTGTACAAAGCTGATAAGAACATTAGTAAATCAACTAAGACTAATGATAGTGCTGCAAAGGCAGTAAACACTAAAGGTAGTAAGACTCCACCTAGCACTAGCGAAAATTCTAAAAGAATATTAGAGTCTGACGTACAGAAGATGTCTGCAGAACAATACGAAAAGAAAGCAGACGTTATTATGGAAGCAATACGTTCAGGTAACTTTATATACGATTTATCTGGTTCAGCTAGATAAAAAGGTTGACAAACAGTTATTTATACGTATAACTAATGTTAACTATCAATGTGACCTCTCCACGTGGACAACTCACATAGTACATTACACTTGAAAGCCTACCTGATGGTATGAGCCTACACTTGACTAGCTATCAAACGTACAACCTCAAATACTATTAGCCGATGACGAGTAAATTTAGCACATTCGTGCATTTGTTATATTTTCAAAATGGAGATGAAAATGGCATTTAAAACTGCAGCAGGTTACGGAAATCTGCCTAATGGTAATTTCTCCCCAGTTATTTACTCTAAGCAGGTTCAGTTAGCCTTTAGGAAGAACTCCGTTGTTGAATCAATTACAAACTCCGACTATTTCGGAGAGATTAGCAACATGGGTGACTCCGTAAAAATAATAAAAGAGCCAGAAATCACTGTCAAGGAATATGCTAGAGGTGCAAACGTGCAACCTCAAGACCTTGACGATGAGGACTTCACATTAACTATTGACAAAGCAAACTACTTTGCTTTCAAGATAGATGATATTGAAGAGGCTCACAGTCACGTAAACTTCTCTCAACTAGCAAGTGACAGAGCAGGTTACAGACTTAAAGACAACTTTGACCAAGATGTCCTTGGTTACTTGTCAGGATTTGCACAAGCATCTAACAATGCTGTAGCAAGTTCAGCAAACTCAACAGTTAACGGAACTAAGTCAGTATCAACTGCAGGTTCAGATGAATTGTTGACAAGTATGAAGCTAAGAAAAGATAGTTTTGGTAACATCACTACAAGTAGTGCAGGTGACCACTCTATCCCAATAGCTCCAAGACTAGGTGGTGCAACTGCACAAGCAACTGCTACTGCTACTCCTTTACAGGTTATAGCAAGAATGGGCAGATTGTTAGATACACAGTTTGTAGACACTGATGGTAGATGGCTTGTTTTACACCCTACATTTATTGAAGTTCTAAAGGATGAAGATTCACGTCTTCTAAATGGTGACTTCGGTGAATCAGGTGCATTGAGAGCAGGTTTATCTGTTGGAAAAATACATGGCTTTGACGTGTATATGTCCAATAACTTACCTTCAGTAGGTACAGGTCCGGGAACATCTGGAACTGCTAACCAAAACTCAAACTTTGGTGTTATCGTTGCAGGACATAGTTCAGCAGTAGCTACTGCAGAGCAAATCAATAAGACAGAGACTTACAGAGACCCTGATTCTTTTGCTGATATTGTTCGTGGTATGCATTTG